TCGTCGTCCATGTCATCAAAGCCTGATGCTGGCTTTGCAGCGGCTTGAGGTGCTGCCGGGGCTTGAGGCGCTTGACGGTTCTTCAAAGCTCTGAACTCAGGAGACGCTTCGATCTTCGCCTTGAGGCCCTTAGAGAAGGTCTCAAACATCGCCCAGTCAGGCTCGGCCAAGCGGAACATCTGAAGAGGATTAACGCCTTTTGGAAGGCCACCCTTCTTGATGATGCCGGGGACAGGCGTAATGCCAGCCACGTTGGCATACATCTTGTTGTTCTTGCCCTCAGCGTGGATGACGTTTAACATGCACCACTGACCCAAAATGTTCTTCAGGTCAAAGCGGTCGGCTTCTGCGTCTGTCCACGGAGTTCCGCGCCAGTTTTGCAGGTCTTTGCGCAAGTTGGCGTTCTCGCTCCACGAGAAGGTGTAGTTCTTAAACATTGCCAGCGGTTCACCTTCTTCAGTCAGCAGCGGAGTGCCGTCTTCCTCTTCGCCGTGGATCTCCCATCCGATCATGATCTTGCGCAGAAGTTTCTGCTGGCCTTGCCACTCAGTTGGTTGTGTGCCCACATCAACGATGCGGTAGCAACGTGCAAGATGAGTGCCCGAAGGAACCATTTTGAACTCTTTATTTCCAGTGCTTTCAACAAAAAAACTCATGATATTTCTCCAAAAATTTGATTAAATTTACTTTCCAGACTTTCTAGGGGTTGGTACTTTCTTGGTTGGTCCTCCTTTCTTAACCATTGCTGGTACTCGTTTTGCGCTTGCGGGTCGTTTAGCCACTGCTGGTACTCCGAAGAGTGCATCACCAATGACCTTGGGGAACTGTGCTCCGAATGACGTGATGAGGTTGACGTCGATAATTTCATTGAGGCCATCGCCGGTTCCGATCTGATAAAAGATTTCACCGAGTTCGTCCTCGGCCATGACAATGCCGACCTTTGATCGGCTGGTAAACCAAAGACATTTGATGGGGGTCAGCATCACTTCCTCGCTTCCATCATGGCGTCGGCATACGAATAAGCATCAGCAGTAGCGTCTGTAATTTCGTTATCTTCGCCTGTAGACATCAAAACCAAAGACTGCATTGCCTTGGCTGCAAAGTAGTCGCGTAAAGTCATGCCGGGGTGAAAAGCCTTGACAGCATCATCGTTGTCAATCGGTTCGATGAAGGGGAAGGCTTGCATATATGCGTCTTTAACTTTCATGGTTCAGCCCACGTAAGCAACGAGCAGCGCAAAGATGGCCACAAGGGACAGGATGTAGACAGTCCAGCCCAAGACTTTCCGCTGGGAGAACTTAGCCTCTGCGCCAAGCAAGGCAGATTGCAGCAGCTCTGCGTCAGTGCTTGTGTAGTAGCGTGCGGGTGGGGTGTAGTTGCAACCGATTTGTAGCCCCGACTTGGTGGTGTAGGGCACGGTGTGTTGGTGAATGTGTTTCATGGTTTGCTTTCAGGTAAACGCCACATGGCGCAGGGGTATTAGAACACAACTTGAATTGCTTGTTCAAATACCCAAGTAAATCATGTGGTCTTGTTGAATCGGGCGTTCAATGTACAATCGCCGCTATGAACTTGCAACAGTATTTTTCCGAAGAGCCTCGTGGTGCAAAGATGGAGATGGCAGAGCATCTTGGGATCAGTATCGAGTGGATGTCGAAGCTGATCAACTTGAAGCGCCAGCCAAGCCCAGTGCTTGCGAGGGCGATAGAGGATGCCACGGGTGGTCTGGTGACTCGCAGGGACTTGCGCCCAGACTTGTTTGGATGATATGATTTTTTTGAACACGGCTAGGGTAGCTCCCGAAAAGACGATTCTTCACCGTCCTGCCGATGTTTCTTCAGTGAGGCGAACCGACGAAGTAAGGTTAAAAATGCACTACTACCCCCATCACATTGGGGATTACCGGTCTGGAACCATGCACCTCAGTAATGAGGAGGACTTGGCCTACCGGCGACTCCTTGAAATGTATTACGACACTGAGCAACCAATCCCGCTAGAAACCCAGTGGGTTGCCAGACGGTTGCGAGTGGATACCGAGGCCTTAAACTCGGTTCTTAAAGACTACTTCAAAAGCACGCCAGAAGGCTGGCGCAATTCCAAATGCGACCTTGTCATTCGTGAATATCACGAGATGGCCGATAAGAACCGCAGAAACGGCGCAAAGGGTGGACGTCCAAAAGGCAGCAAACAAGCGGCAGAAAACCCAGTGGGTTCCCAGTCGGATGCCAAAGGGATGCCAGTGGAAACCCACTCGAAAGCCAACCAAGAACCAATAACCAATAACCAAAAACCAAAACCACAGAAGAAAGCACCTGCGGTGCTTTGCCCTTCGGGCGTTGACCCCAAGGTGTGGAGTGACTGGTTGGAGATCCGTAAAGCCAAGAACCTGCCTCTAACGGAGACAGCGTGGAGCCAGTTGGAGGCTGAGTGCCAAAAAGCAGGCATCACTGTGGACACCATGATCAAAGAGTGCTGCTTGCGTGGCTGGGCAGCATTCAAGGCAGCTTGGTGGGAGAAAGAGGTTAAGCAGGCCCGGGGTTCTTTTGAAACTCAGGGTGACCGTAACGCAAAGGTCATCAGCGGCCTTACTCGTGGACTTTTAGGGAGTGGCGGCAATGTCAAATTACTCGGAAACTGATTTTTGTGAGACCAGCGAGGGTCTTGATTACATCTTTGGCTACATGAGCGCTGTTTACGGGGCCAGCTTCACCCGTCACTGGGAGCAAGTTGACCCCGAGCTGGTGCGCTCTGTTTGGCATAAAGAGCTTGGCAAGTTCCTGACTTACAAGCCCACGCTGGACTACGCCCTGAGCCACCTCCCTGCCAACATGCCTCCCTCTGCCATTGCCTTCCGCAAGGCCTGCAACGATGGCCCATCCATTCCTGTCAAGCCTGTCTTGCGTATTGAGCGCCAGCAGACCCAGTACGAGAAGGCTCGGGTCGAGATGGCCAAGTCGGTGGCTCTTGCTAAGCTGGCTGAACTCAAGCGGGACATGAAGGCTGATTCGATTTCAAGAAGGGTTAAAGATGAAAAAAATTAAATTTGGTTCGGTGTGCTCGGGAATTGAAGCCGCATCAGTTGCGTGGCATCCACTTGGCTGGGAGGCTGCATGGCTGTCAGAGATTGAGCCATTCCCATCTGCTGTGCTTGCCCATCACTACCCAACCGTGCCAAACCTTGGAGACATGACTGCGTTACCAGAGCAAATTTTGTCTGGCGAGGTGGAAGCACCAGATGTGTTCTGTGGTGGTACGCCTTGCCAAGCATTCTCAGTAGCAGGCCTTCGCAACTCCCTTGATGACGCAAGGGGAAATCTTTCACTCACTTTTGTAGGTATCGCAAATGCAATTGACCATGTTCGATCTGTTCGATCAGCTTCTCCAGCAATCATCTTCTGGGAAAACGTCCCCGGAGTCCTCTCAACCAAAGACAACGCCTTCGGCTGCTTTCTTGGCGCACTTGCCGGGGAAGATGATCCGATCATCCCATCAGGGGAAAAATGGACGAACGCAGGTTGTGTGTATGGCCCCCAGAGAACAGTTGCGTGGCGAGTCCTTGACGCCCAATATTTCGGAGTGGCCCAACGACGCCGCCGTGTGTTCGTTGTCGCAAGTGCTCGAGACGACTTTGATCCCACAGCGGTTCTTTTTGAGTTCGACGGCGTGCGCCGGGATATTGCGCCGAGCAGAGAAGCGGGGAAAGAAGTTGCCGGAACAATTGCAGCACGCTTTGGAGTCAGTCGCAATAACCACGAAGAATGCGTAAGCACATACAGCACACCAGCAATTGGCAATATTGTTACTGATGACGTTTCTAGTTGTATTGCTAGAAACACAGGTGGCGGTGGTGAAACACAAAATCCTGCGTTTGTGTTGCAGCCTGTTTGCGGACAAAACGGCCAAGACATCGCTGGAACCATCACGGCTGGTTTTGGCGGGTCAAAGATGGGTGGGCCTGAAGTTGATGCTGGTCTATACATTCCGATTAGCATCCATCTAGTTGGCAGTCTTTGCGCCAGAACGGGGCAATCAATCAGTGTGCAAGATGCAGATCAAGGTCACCTTATGGCCGTGGCGCAACCGCAAGCAATCCCCATCCACGATCAAGCCACGCGTCACGCTGGCAAGAACGGCGAGAAGACTATGGGAAAAGGTAACGGCCTTGGAATTGGTCAGCCGGGCGAGCCAATGAATACGCTGACAAAGGGTGATCGCCATGCGGTGGCGCAGCCAATGGTGCTGATGGATCAAGGCGGTAGCGTGATGAACGTAGAGCACGACATGGTTGGCACACTGCGCCGTGAGTCACACGGGCATGAGCCAGTGGTGATGCAGCCGATTGGAATTTTTCAAGACAGCGAGTTTGGGGTGGCGCAGTACGACAGCGCAGGGACGCTACGGGCTGGGCGCATCCCAGAGCATCAGATGGTGATGCAACCGATGGCTTTTGATGCTTACAACCAAACTCAATCAGACACAACGGCAGCACTTAGGTGTGCGGCTGGCGGTGTATACGACAACACAGTGGCGCAGCCGGTGGCTTACAACATAGCACCGGGCAAAGGGGAACTAAAAGATGACATCCATGTCACAGATGCCAAGATTTCAAAAACCATTGATGCATCTGGTAGCAACCCATCCATGCATCAGGGCGGCGCGGCTATTGTTCAGACGATGGCTGTGCGCCGCCTGACCCCGGTTGAGTGTGAGCGTCTGCAAGGCTTTCCAGACCACTACACCAACATCCCTTGGCGCAAGAAAGATGAGTCACCAGACGGGCCAAGGTACAAGGCACTGGGCAACTCATGGGCTGTGCCAAATGTGCGGTGGATCGGCCAAAGAATCCAAAAAGAGATTGAAAAAAATGACTTATGAAGAAGCCAAAAAAACCCTCGATGCAGTTCGTGAGGGTTGCCCCGTCTCCTCGTCCCAAATACGACGATCCCTTTGGGTCACCGGAGACCTTAGAGCACCTGAAAAACTGCGAAGCCCGGGAGTGGATCAAGAGGCACAAGACCAAGATTGGAGAAGTCGGGTCCGTAGCCGCCAGATCATGGTGGCTGCAAGTCTGCGATGACATCGAAAAACGCAGGGGCAGACCAGCCCTTGATGACCTGAGAACCCGTATGAACAAGGAAAAGGCAAATGAAAATCGAGCTTGACTTTCCACCGGCCTGCCTGTTCCCCAACAAAGCTAAGGGCACGCATTGGACGGTGACACATAAGACCAAGACGTTGTACCGGGACAACAGCGCTTGGCTGACCAAGGGCCAGCTCAAAGACTGGAAGCCTACCGACCAGAACGTGGCACTGACCATCACCTTTGTCATGCCCGACAAGCGCCTCAGAGACACCGACAACTGCCTCGCTGCGGCTAAGGCTGGGCTTGATG